TATTAACTCCTATAATGATGCTCGCCAAATTTATTAGTAACATTGCCAAAATTATAAAAGGAGAACTGAAGTTATCTGAATTGTTTAAAGGTATAGGCGATATTTTAATGAAAATACCCAAAATGATTTTGGGAGGGATTATCAAAATCGGCGGCTACATGTTAAAAATCCCAGGCATGCTTTTAGATGGACTGATAGCACTTCCTGGGCTGATTTTGGATGGGTTTATATCTGTGTTTGTTGACCTGCCTAACTATTTATGGGAAGGGTTCAAGGAAGGGCTAGGCAAGGTTTGGGAATGGATAAAGAGTTGGATACCAGGTGCTGAAGGCTTTACTGAAAACGCCGAAGAATCAGCAGCAAGAATAGAAGAGTCAGGAAATTCGTTCATTGAAGGTGGTGGTAGAGTTGCTGGCGGTGCGGCGGACTTGATTACCGGAGGAGGAGAAGGTCGTTGGGAGGGGATGAAAAAAATGGCCGGAGGCGGTTTGGAAATGGCAAAAGCTGGTGGTATGGCAATCCTTGGGAAAGGGTGGCTTTGGAATGAAGGCGGTCCAGTAACTAAAACTGGTCTGGCGATGCTTCATGCTGGGGAAATGGTTGTTCCATCAGATGTTCCAATTGCAAATGCGGCACCCGGGTTGTCGCCAACACTTATGAACACTCTTACTGGGGGGAATCTTGTTGGTGGCAAGATCCCTGGAGCCGTTGCTAAAGTTACAGACAAGGTTGCCCCAGCAATAAAAACGGCACAAGGAAAACTTGGCCAGTTTGCTAATGTTGCTAAGGACAAGCTTGCCCCAGCATTAAAAACAGCACAAGGAAAACTTAGCACATTGGCGGCTAAAGCTAAGAACATGGTGCCAGGTATTCAAAAAAATATAGGGAAAATTGGAGGCGCTCTCAAACATGTTTTTAAGGCAGTTAAGGTTGGCGAGTTTGCAAAGGCCGCAAATATTTTAAAAACCATACCAGGCCACATGAAGAATATGGTGCCATCAAGCGTACAAAAAAATATACAAAAAATTGGAGGTGCTCTTAAGGACAAGCTTGCCCCAGCATTAAAAACAGCTCAAGGGAAACTTGGCCAATTCGCCAATGTAGCCAAGGACAAGGTTGCCCCAGCAATAAAAACAGTACAAGGGAAACTTGGTCAATTCGCCAATGTAGCCAAGGACAAGGTTGCCCCAGCAATAAAAACAGTACAAGGGAAACTTGGTCAATTCGCCAATGTAGCCAAGGACAAGGTTGCCCCAGCATTAAAAACAGCGCAAGGGAAACTTGCCCAATTCGCCAATGTAGCCAAGGACAAGGTTGCCCCAGCATTAAAAACAGTACAAGGGAAACTTGGCCAATTCGCCAATGTAGCCAAGGACAAGGTTGCCCCAGCATTAAAAACAGTACAAGGGAAACTTGGCCAGTTTGCTAATGTTGCTAAGGACAAGCTTGCCCCAGCATTAAAAACAGCACAAGGAAAACTTGGCCAGTTTGCTAATGTTGCTAAGGACAAGCTTGCCCCAGCATTAAAAACAGCGCAAGGGAAACTTGGCCAGTTTGCTAATGTAGCAAAAGATAAATTTGGCAATGTAATAAAGGGACTATCGAAATCAGCAGGAGAAGCGGGAAAACTTTCTAAAGTCACAACCGCATTAAAAACAGTGGGAAAAACTGCTTTAGAAAGTGGAAGCAAGTTAACAAAAGTAGCAGGCCCAGCACTTCAAAAGTTGGCAGGAAAAGCAGGCCCAGCTATAGCAAAGGCTGGTGTCACAATTGCAAAGGGTGCTGGAACTGCTGCTAAAGTGGCTGGCGGCGTTGTTACAAAAGGACTGGGAAAGGCAGCCGGTGCCGTTGCTGGCAAAGCAGCAGGCCCACTTGCATTGGTTATTGGCGGGGCATTTGGTGCCGCAGAAGCTGAATCATTAGGAATGACTAAAGGCGAAGGTGCCATTTTAGGTGCTCTTACAGGTGGCGCAGACACAGGCAGTATGTTTAGTGGAATGCTTGGCGTAGAAAAAGATTCTACGGCAGATTTGGCTTTGGGCGTTGCAGGAGCCGCTGCTACTGGAGCGATGACTGGAGCCGCACTCACCGCTTGGCTTGGTCCGGGGGCAGGAATTGGTGCTGCTGTAGGTGGAGCAATAGGGGCAGGTGCTGAAGTTTATAAGATCTTTAAAGAGCCAATCGATAATTTTGTTGGAGGAACATTAGATGCAATGGGTCCGCTGGGGGATGGAGTCAGGGCAATAGGTGGAGTCATTTCTGGAGCCGCAGGAGGAATTGGAAGTGCTGTAGGAGATATTGCCGGTGGCATTTGGGACTCCGGTGCGGCATTACTATCAGGAGATCTTGTAGGAGCAGTTGGAAGTCTTGCAGGAGGACTTTGGGACGCAGGCGGAAGTTTGTTGGGTGGCGTCGGTGACATGATTGGGTCTGTAGCGGAAGGTGCTATGAATATAGGAGCAAGCTTCATTGATGGGGGCGCTGCAATCGGAGACATGGCATACGATGCCGCAGTAGCAGTTGGAGGGCACCTAGGAGATGCTGGAAGCAAGATTATGGAAGGCGATCTTCTTGGTGCGGCAGGAAGTGTTGCAATGTCCGCCGGTGCTGGCATTATTTCTGTTGGATCGACAATTGGTGGCTGGTTAGGATTTTCTAAAGGAACCCCTGAAGTCCAGAGCGGAGGACTAGCAATGCTCCATGCTGGCGAAATGATTGTCCCATCAAACGTGGATGTTGCTAGCGCTGCTTTAGGAGGTGTTGGAGAAGCATTAGAAGGTTCTATTGGAGGTCCTTTAAGTGGAATATTCGGTGGATTTGGAAGTATTTTAGCTGGAATGGGCGGTGGTGCTGCCGCAGGAGCACTTGGTGGTGCTGCATTTGGGCCGCTTGGAATGCTCGCCGGGGGGGTTGGTGGTGCGCTTCTTGGCGGTGTTGGTGGCGGTATTATGGACTGGCTTGGTTTTGGTGGCGGCGAAGAGGAAATAAAAGCTCCCCAAAAAACAACTCCCCTAGAGGACATATCGACAAATGTTGTCGCAATTGCAGATAACACGGGAATGATAGGCATGCTTCTGGAAAGTAGATTGCCCGGCGACGGTTTAGCCTTGCCGTCCAGTCTTCCAGATCGGCTTCGTGGCACGGACTTGTCAGAAAGCCTTGATGAGGAGTTTGTCCGTATGTCCGCCGACTCAAACGCTATGGAAGCCGCTAATAAAGCAATAAAGGATATGAGTGAAGTGCCCTGGTTCAAAGAGGGGATTAGCGGGAAAGCAGTGGGTGAAAAAAAGAAGTATAGCGGGCTGTTTGCACCCGCTTTGGGCATTGGGAAAGCGGTTAGCTCTAAAGTTGGAGGCGGAGTTCTTGGTGGCGTTATGGGTGGCGCTGCTGGTGGGTTGGCAATGGGTGGACCACTTGGGATGTTGTTAGGCGGCGCTGGCGGTGGTGCAATGGCCGTGGAGGATTCTATAAAATCCTGGTTAGGCTTATCGCCCGCTACTGCTGCGAGCGCAGGTATGCCCACAGGGGATATTCACGATAGGGTTCAACGAGACATATCAGGATCTAGATCGTCCACATCAGTAGGAGGTAAAGAGCTAGCGATGATTTCGTCATCAACAGATCAGCAATGTGCAACTTTAGTTGAAATACGTGATCATCTAAAGGCTATGAGAGATCTCGCTGGTGGTACGGATACATCTTCAGGGTATTCGTCACCAACCGCTGATGGTGGAGACCCCTCATCGAACATACAGCCTAAAAGCTCCCCAGAGTATTATAAATGGCAATTCGGTAAACATGGACAAATTGGAAACAAACAAGTAATTAATACTGGGAAATAAAGGTTAAATTGCACTCGTATAGTATAAAAGGAAATTAAACATGCATAAAGGACAAAAAAGCAGCAAACACTCACAGGGCAAACAATACCCGCAGAAACATATTTACACAAAGGGTTGGGGACGAGCCACCGAGCCATCCACGGGGAATCTTATCCCCATGGAGGCATGTAAGATTTATATTAGGGGACAAGACATTTACCTTAAAGTCCTACCAGAGATAACAGATACAAAAAGTGCAGCTTGGAATGATGAGCCTATTATGGGTAGAGCATTTCCAATGAAGACCTATTCTCATTCCGAGAATAGGACAATCACTATGGTGTGCCATTTTGTAGTAATAGAAGACCGAGATATTGAAGATAATCTAATGGCTTTAAGACTAATTGAAAGTGCTGTATATCCAATGGATGATAAGCGATTCCCTTATAGGCCACCGCCGATTTGCAGACTTGAATGTGGCCAACTACTTGGTGGGGCAGTAGGTGGCACTGATCGGATGCCAGTTTGTGTTATTTTGAAAAGTTATTCAGTTCAATTCCCCACAGACGTTCCTTGGGATAATGGGGTACGTAGTGGTGGACAAATTGGGTCAGCCACTTTTTTGCCTTATAAGTTTGATGTGACTTGTAATTGGGAAGTAGTTTATCCTACCGAAGATTTACCAGGACAGCAACGAATTGCTTATGGTCAAGATGGGAGATGGGGTAATTAATGGCAAACAAAATAGAAATATTGACAATAGAAGCAAGCAACTATGTTGCTGAGACTAGTCGATATAATAACAACAAGACAAAAGTCTTAAGATACTCAGATAATGGGTATTTAACTTTAAACACCTACAAAGGATGGAACAAAATTTTGTCTAATGAAGATAGATTTGCAATAGTAGGACCAGGTCATGAATATCGACCAGATTTAGTTTCTTATGAAGAATATGGACTGCCAGATTTCTGGTGGAAAATATTGGAAATCAATGGAATTAAAGATATTTTTGATTTTAAATCAGGAACCAACATAAGATTACCTTCAATTGTTTTTTGATATAGGAAAGTGATATGGCTGCTAAAGACGCAAATTTTCTTGACCTACTCCAGGGTGATATCTCTGGCGGCAGAGTGAGTGGTTCGAACTACGATTCCTCATTTTGCGTCGGTCAGGCAGATTGTAGAGGGGGGAAAATAATAAAACCACTTAATGCTGCGGGTCTTGCGCCTTGGGTTATTTGCAGCTTTGTAGACTGTAACCCTATTAAAGGAGATCAAATTGCCGCCACGGTTGGGAGTTTTGATCCAGCCGTTAGAGGATCAAAGAAACGGGGGATTGTTCCCCCGGAAAGCATTATAAAAAGTTTTAGCTGTGGGTTCTCTGATGGCATAGGATGCAAACTAGAGATACTCGATAGAAAGGGTACCAAACTCGGCAATTTCTTTAAAAACTTAGATAAAGAGATTGATCAAGAGAAAACGAAGTCAAATTTTATAATGAAGATCATGTATGGTTGGACATCTACAGTATGTCCTGGAAAGAACGCTTCTAATAAGTATGGTAATATGCCGAGTTCGAAGTGTATTTATTATTTGCCAAACACTTTGCAGATAAATTATACCCAAGGAGGATTTAGGTATATTCTTGAGGGTATCGACACGCAACAGAAGCAGTTTCAAACCAATAATGATAAGATTTACCCGGAGGGTGGCGGCAAGATGAAACTGAAAGATGCCGTGATACAAGCATGGAAAGAGAGCATTCCTTCAACGAAAGTATCTTTTAAACGTAAACTTCCGCCCGTCCCAGGCCAGCCGGGGCGAATAGTTGATATTGCCGAACCTTTTGTAAATGAATCGGGTCAACCGGCAATGTCCATCTGGAAATGCGACGGCGTCGGCACCATGGCCGCAGTTGTTAATTGGAAAGGTCCTTTTAAAACGGATAAAGGCAAGGGGCTTAAACCTGTATGGAACGATAAAGACTCGGAACCCCATATAACGTATATAGAATCCGGTTGCGAAGTTCTGCCCTCCGACCAGTGCCTCCGCACCTATATCGTTAATGGAGGAAAACATTCTCCTGTTATATCATTTAATCCCACAATAGCTTGGAACCCACAAGCCACTGCGGAAGCATACGGCGGCGGAGCCGGATCAACTGATACTGGGGCATCTCATAAGCGAGTGGGGGTGGATGAAAATGATTGTATTGTTGTTAAAAGTGACGACGGTGTAGGCGTAAGAACAGCAATTCCGCCTACTGAAGCGTCCGTTGAGAACGAAGGCCCAGATAACGCCCAAAAAGCTACCGACTCAGCGATGGCCGCACAGGCGCACGCTAACAATGAATTGAACGAGCCTATATCAGCCGAACTTATAGTACAAGGCGATCCACAGATGTGTCATATCCTGGACTGGATTCCCCAATATATCTCCATTGTTGTTGTAAACCCTTTCCACCCTGTGCTGTCGGCGGGTGGCAAGAGTGGGCAAATAAAAACTTCTGAGTGGTTAGCAAATCCAACATGCAATCCAATCTTAACTAGTAAGACGTACCGAATTACTGCGATTAATCATGATATTAAAGAAGGATCTTATACTACCACAATCAAAGTGGAGTGGGACCCTGGCCTGAAAGGTAGAGGTGGCGCAAATCCGAAATAAAACTACTTACCAATTAGATCAACGCATAAAGGCGCTAGAGAATCGTTTTTCCGAGATGGGATACAGCATGGATGCAGTGGTGCAATCCTCGCAAAAGCACACCACTAACTTGTCTGCGCAAGCCGATTCAGAAGTAAATTTAACAACCGCCTTATGTGTTTCTACAATAGACCCATGGAAGAAAGGAAGAGTTAGATTCTACTCCCCTTTATATCACAATCCTAAAACTACGGTAAACCAACTTCCCTTTGCCGATCCCATATCAAATATGGGCGGGTTTGATGATTCCGGCTGCGTCTGGGTTCCTCCTGCTGGCTCCATGATTTGTTTGTTATTTGAACAGGGGCTGAGGGGGAAAGCATTATACATAGGAACAGTTTGGTATAGAAACAGAGGCAAAGAAGGACAACGCAATTGGAATTTCAATATAGATGAACACTACAAAGTATATGAAGGGCATAGAAAAGGATACCATATTGGACCCAATGATGGTTCACAAGTATATCCTCCATGGAATACAGAAAATTATAATGGCATAGATGTTACTTCAAAAGAGGATTTTCAGAAATCCACGGCAGAGGAAAACCAAAGAAAAGAAACTTATCCAAACATTTATGGATTTAAGACTCCTGAAAAACACATGATGAAAATGGTGGATGGAGACCCTAAGTGTTGCAGGAGATGGAAAAGATTAGAAATACTATCTAGCACTGGAAATTGGATGATCATGAAAGATGATCATCTTCACCCAGCAGGACAATGGGCTAGCACAAAAACACAATGTTCTAAGGGTAGGTCTTCTTGGTTTGCTAAACAACCTGTATCTGGTGACGAAAGTGATTGCGGACAGAAAACAGCAGGCGAGGCATTGGGCTTTGGGCCAGGGTTTCCAGTAGATGTATTTGGAATTCCTAGTGCAAGTGGGAATTTGTGTGACGGAGGAGAAGATGGCACTGAATGTTCTGACGATGGCGGAAACGTCTGTGGCAACCCTTATGCCAAACATATAAATGAGGATAGGCCATATAGAGGCCCGCTAACCCCACAAAACAATTCAGCGGAATTAGGACAAAGTGGGATTCAGTTACTTTCTTTAAGCGGTCATTCTTTCGTAATGGATGATCATGTCGAGCAACCAGACGGGAAAATTGAATGGGAAAAATCTCAACTACCTTTTAGTTTTGGTTGCACGGATACATTTTATGGAAAGATGATGTTGAAATCTGCTACCGGGCACATGATAGAATTGGGAGATTCCGAAACCCCCGCCAAAGTAAGGGCACCGTTCAAAGAAGAGTCGCATTTTAATAGAGCGCCAGCCAATATCCCACATAATGGTATTAAATTATTAACAGCATGCGGAAATAGGCTTCAACTTAATGATCACACCATAAATGAAGATGGATTGGCAGGAAAAAACCGTGGAATAGCTCTAGAGTCTACTAGTCGCCATCACATCTGGATGGTGGATGAACAAAATGAACAATCACCGTCAGTTAGACGAGAAGGTGGAACTCCTGTCAATAAATCTAAAAAAGCATTCATACAGATAAGATCAGGATATGGTCTTGAAATACATATGGGTGATGACAATGACCAGGAAGAAACACAAAAACAATACATTCAAATATTCGCACCTCAAAAAGATAATAAACAAAGAGGCCCGCATATTCAAAGATTTCAAGAAAGACCTACTGGGCCTGGTCAAATATTTTTGCGTGCAGGAGGGGATTACATCGTATCTACCTATGATAACCAATTCTCTATTATTGGGGAACCTGACGAAAACCCATCAGACAAAATAGAATATATAACTCGCAATAAGGTAGTGTTTGCAGAAGAAACATACTTTAATAAAAATGCAAGAACGATAATTTTTGCCGATGAATTTATTGCTTTATTGGCTAATTATGATTGTACTTCGCCTGGGGATGATGAGAAGATGGGCACAAAGGATGACGAATGCACTCCCTGTGTTTATCCTGTAATTGTAGGGAAGTGTGCAAAACCATGTCCATTGTTCCCTCACATGATTCACTGGACCGAGGATTCAATGAGTGAAAGAGTGTTTGCATCCGCAGCGCAAGAACCATGTGGTAGTTCATGCGACTTGTAGATCGGTGTTCAGAATAATAACTAACAAGTAAGGTTTTTAAATGAGAAAGATTAAAAATGGAATTTAAAGGCATGCCATATCCAATTGTTCCCGATGCCAGGGGTTTGCTTCATACTCAAAGGGGTATTCCTCAAATTAAAGCAGACATGTTGTCTTTGCTCTTAACTAATCCTGGAGAAAGAGTTTTTCTTCCCACATATGGAACTCCTTTGAGAAAGTTAATATTTGAACAAAACGATCAGGAACTGGTTAGTGCTGCAAGACAGATGATTATTGATTCCATTAATGATTGGGAACCTAGAATAACAGTAGATGCCATAGAAGTAACTAATGGATTAGAACAAGACGGGCTAAATAAAGATGATGATTTAACTGAACAGAGCGCAATATTGAGTATTAAAATTTTATTCTTTGATCCTGAAAACATATTGGATTTACAAGAATTGGTTTTAAAACTGCCCCTGAGCGGGACTAGTGGATCTTCTAATTTTTCAGGAAGTTCATCGCCTAATATTGACATTTCGGTCGAATCGCAAGATGCAGCCATAGTAA